TTTGCTCTCCGTCATAATATTCTTCCAACAAGTTTTCTCTGTCGTAGAAATCTGATTGTATAGTTTTGGAATCTGGGTTGTAGAGCCAAGCAAATAGTTTTGTTTTAGCTTCTTCTCGGCTAAGCTCTTGTTCAAAAACGTTTTCGATGTTCCATTCATGTATGTCTCCTTCAGGTTGAATGTGATTCTGTAGTGCTAGCATCGTTCGTACCTCAGCAGCATTGAAGTCTAGCTCAAGGAACACATCATTGTTTGGTCTAACGTGCTTCTTCAATTCCTTCTTCAGGTTTAAGATTGGAAAAGAATTTTTTCTCGTTGTCAATCTTCCAGTGATGGTTCCAAAGATATTGAAGTCTACATTTGGCCTAGTATCTCCAAACTGTTCGTAAAGATGTTTTGCTTTCAGATCATCTGCTGAAGAAATATATACAGCGAATGAATTTAGGTTTACTGGGTGTTTGCTCAGTTCCTTCACGGATGCCTGTACCCGTTTTAAGAAGTTATAGTTTGCAGGCTGTTCAACATTTTCGAAAACCCATTTGGTGATTTCGTTCTTCGCTTCAAAGTAATGTCGTAAGTGCTTCTGAGGCACAACATCGTAAAAGCAAACGTCACCTAGGTCAATCTTGGATGTTGAGAAAGCCTTGAAATGAGCTTTCAGCAACGCTTTAACTGATTGCCAGCGTTCTACTAGGTGATCAGGGCAAACGTCGTCTATCGACCTCCCAGACACCATTAAATTGGCATATTCAATCTGTCTGCCAAACAGGTGGTCAGAGTATGACCATGTTTGTGAAATTCCTTCAGGTATTTTGTCCCAAACGAATTGGCCACTGAGATAAGTCCCAGCACAATCGGCCTTACTGTCCATCAATTGAAATAGCATTTGTCCTCCACTTTAGTAAGACTGACTACCACCTCTACGAGAACTAGCCCCAACTTGTTTTTGTTGAGATTGCGTCTTTGTCTTATTTTCAAATTTGGCTTTTGCATCATGATAACCATTATCTTTATTCCAGACCTGATTACGATACACACTATTAATATAACCTATTGCCTCTGCTTTGTCAAGTTTTTTTAGAAAGTATTTTGATTTTTTATATATATCTTTGAGTTTCGTCTCTGAGAATGGGCGTCCTTCTTCAGCATTTCTTATTTTACTGTACAAGTCAAGCTCTTTTAAATCAGAGTAAGGTCTAACATTGTTCGCTACTGGCTTAAGTATAATATATTCAGAAACAGTCTTTCCGCATTGCACCGAGACAACTTTGGTTTGGGAGTTTTTCTGGACATATTTATTATAATATATATTAATATTAGTATATAAGATATTATTATCTATAGTATATGTTTTTATATATCTATTATTGAATAAAGTAGTTAAATTATATAATCCATATGATTGCCTAATAGATCTTGTAGCAGGAGAACTAATATCAAATAAAAGTAAATTTGGATTATTATGCAATATTGAGAAGCCCATATTAACACAAAGATTCTTAAAATAATCAAATGAAGGATGATCTATAATTTGATTTACCTTCTGTTGATCGGCATCATATTCCATATCCTTGTAAGAGAAAGAAAGACCAGTGTCTAACACTCTAGATTTGTTTGATGTCATCCATCTTGTCAGGGTTATAGGATTGTCTGAAGTGTTTTTTAATAAAAAGTCAAAGAAGTTCTTGACATAGTCTTCATAAGATGCTATACTGGTAATACCAACTATGTTTGGAATGTGTGTATTGTTGTAGAAACGGAGAATGTTTCCCAAATATTCTCCATATTTTAACCTAGGATTATTGTATGAATCAACCATTCGTAAATTTGAAAAAGCAGAACCTTCCACGGAAACGAGACCCTTTTGAACTGCCGTCGTAAAATTTAGCCTCATTATAGAATATGAATCTGCTACAAAGTCAAAGACACGTCCATGTTGTGTTTGGACAATAAAGTCTTCGTTTGGAATGACAGAATTATTTTTATTATCAATGACCCCATAGTGCACCATTTCTAAGAAATTTAGATCATTCACAACAGCTGGCCCCAAACCGCTGTTCTCTGCGTAAGCCATGGATCCATATCTCGCTCGACCAATGGTTCTTTCTTTGGATTTACTCTTATTGTTTGTATTAAAGTTTCTACTCATCATTGGCTCCTATCTGTATCGTAAGACGGCACAGGGATTACTTCGGGAGTTGCAGTTGGTGTCATTGGAGCTGCTGTGTCGGTAGATGGTGCACTCGACACATCAGAAACTTCTGCAACTCTGGAAGCATCTGCGCTCGCTTCTGTGCTTGGCGTTGAATATATCATGTCGTAATTCTGACCTTCTATACCTGTCTCTTTCTCTAGTGTGTTTAATCTTTCGATCAGACTATTTCTAATTTCTAAACACTTTGGAGATTCAGATGCAAACTTTGTGTCATCCGGATTTCTTCTAAATTCATCGCCAATAGCATCAGTTCCAAGAAACTTGCAGGAGACTGATATCTTAAAAGAATTCCACAAATTAGTTTCCAAAGAATAATTTACACTCTTTATGACATAGTATCCACCAAATCCCAATATGTTTGCTCTAGTACCAGCCTTGTGTGGGTCTGATTCTCCTAATAAGTCTTGTGGGAACCAATGTTCGGTTTCTCCGCTCCAATCCGTTAAGATAAAATTGATTACATTACCCGGATACAAACAAGTGATTGCTTTTGGAGATTTTATTTCAAAACTTAAGTCGTATACATTTGCTAACAAACTCAGGCTTCCAAAATTACTATTGAAATATCTCGCCTCTCTTAAATGAGGTGAATCTGTTTTACTAAAAGAAACATTCGATATGTAATTTGTATTCTTTGTATTGTTTCCGTAATAAATTGTCATTGTATATGGATCTTCTTTCAATTTACCAGCCCTTTCATACTTCAACTGTCTAAAGTATGATGGAAATTGTTGATATATGACACAATAGTTTTTAGAGTCTTGAACGTGAGAGTTTACTCTCTTTGTCATTAAGATATCTGGAAAATTGTTATTATCAGCACCTGATGTTTTAAATTGAGCTGTCGGATCTCTAGGGTCAAACCAGGTACCATTGGGAGGTCTTAGTGCTTTCGTTTTGAACCAATCTTTTCTGTGGTCGACAAAATAATTCGCCCTTAGTTGTGGAGGAGTTTCATCGGGTGCCAAAACGGAAAAGCATGTTTCGTATATAACTTTGTTTATCAATCTCTGTACTAGATCTTTTATGAAAAGGCCAACAGGGTAAGAAGTCATTCCTTTGCTTATGATACTTTCATGAAACCATTCGAGAAAAAATTTCATGTCAACGGGTATTCGTAACGGGTTTAGTGTGGTGGTCTTTGTTATGTCTTTGGGGTCTGGTACTGAAAAGGTGCCGACAACAAATCTGAGGTTTAAGTTTTTTCGAAAATCTCTCATGTCTGGTGTTTTATCTTTGTATATGCAGCTCAAACTTTCATACATCAAGTCCCCTAAATAGAAAAAGTGCCTATCTAAATTAGCAGAATCAATGGTGTATTCCACTTCACCAGTTTCTGATATTCGAATGTCGACTTCATTCTCTTCTAGGTTAGTGAACACATCCTTAAACCATTGACCATATGTATCGTCTGCTACGTTAGCACTTATCGCCCCTAGTTTTTTGAAACTTGTTACATATATTTGTTTTGGACTTAGAGATGATCCAATGACGTTTTCTTTTATCAAGTCTTCATCCAACTCATATCCATAAACTCTACCATTTTCAAACATTCTCTTTATAATTGATCCTTTTTTGATGTTATCTTCTGCTTCAATTCTATCTGTTTCGTTAATAATTTGAAACATATCTCTGGCGAGCTCATCTGAACATCCATTGTCCAATATTTGTTTGTTTGCATCTTTCCTTCTATCCCAGCGGTTCATAATTATTTCTTCACCGGCTAGTGCATCGTTATAAGGGTCTTTCATCGACTGTTCGAAGTATCCTGCATAATTGATTTCTAGAGATGTTTTGCCTGCGGCATCATCTGATCTTGTTAATTTGTGGTCAATTGTAGCAAGATCGATTATCATCGCATCTTCTGTGTCGCTTGGGTCAAGGTAACTGGTTCCACCTGTATCTTCTAGCGACCATACTTTCAGCCTTATTCTAGAATATTCAGGAGAGTATTCTCTCTTCAGTACGCCACCACCTTGGTTAATTGTTTCGACGTTCTGCGTTGCTGGTAGTGTAACTAGGTCGTATATTTTTAACTCAATCTCTTGACCACCACCCATCTTTACGAAGGAACAGACCGCGTCGATTGACTTTAGATTGTCTAGTTCGATCTTTAAAGTAACCTTAACGTCTTTAGCAGCTGTTGAAGGGTTTGTACCATTGTAGTCAATTTTTACATTCTTTATTGAATACCCATAGCCATTGGACATTGTTTGTCTTACGATTTTTGCTCTCTCTGTTGTTGTTTGTTCAAGCTTGACAGCATCAGCTAGTTTGAAGTCGTCTACATTCGTATTTAAAAATATTTCAGTCTCTCTAAGTTTTCCCGTTTCAGAATCGCTGTACACCCAAAACAGTTTGTGATAAAGATTTTGAGAATTTGCTTTTGGATTAAGAAGAAATTTTTTGGTTCTTCGTGAGGTGGTGCAAATATTCACAAGAGTGTTTGGATCAAACATAGTATTATTTTCAACGACTGGATATATTCGTCCTCCAAAAGGCATTCTGTTTGTACCATAAGAAGGGTCTGCCCATGTCATCGGATACAGTCCAAAATTGGAATATCCATTCATTAGGCTAGATATTAGGGCACACTGGTTAATATTCAGAAGTTGCTCTTCTGTTAGATCGTCATAGTCTACTAAGCCACCATCTCCACTGATTGCTTCTGATTCGGCCACAATGTTTAGTTCTTTTACTTTGTCTAAGCTCAAAGCGTTTACGTCTTTGGCCAAGACAGGGTCGTTACTATCGTCTTTAATCTTGACAAACTTGTCTACGAATAATGAGCCCAAGTCAGAATACGAATTTAGAGAGCTTGGCTTTGGCCCACCTAAGAACATGTATTTTAAATCCATGCTATTAAGTCTACCAATGTCTTTCATTAGTTGTTTTTGAGCTTCTTCATCAGATGAGAAGTTTGTCAATTTCTCACTAATTGCAGTGATTATTAACGATTGCGATGGGTCACTTCTGTCTAAAGTTCCCAAATATACAGACACTTCGGATTTAATTTTTGATAATATGACTTTTTTGAAAAAACCAGTGGTTATCGGTGCATCACTTGTAGATTTCCCAGCATATTGATTCATGTACTTTTTAATCATAAGTGCATCATCAAAGGTTGACTTTTTGTAATCTGTGCTGGTGTTGGTCAGATCGTAATTTCCATCAATCATTACTCTTTTAAAGTTGTCAAGAGAATTTACAAATTCTTCATCTGTTTCATCGAATTTACCTAAGAAACCTGTGGGTACTATGAACTCTTTTGGAGTAGTCATCTTAACAACTCCATAATTTGATTTGGTTTCGACGGGATATTTACTATATCTCCAATGGAATAGTGCGCATCAGTCGGTCTTCCGTTTACTAAACCTATTATCCACCAAAACTGGCTATTTCCATAGTATTTTTGGGACAGTTTGAACAACTTATCTGTACTAGACCAGACATGTTCTTCCATTATTGCAAATTCATGCCCCAACAAGCCTTCAAACGTTTTTGTTCTTTTTATTTTTAAAACTTTTATGCCACGGGCTTCTTTTATTTCAAAGTATGAATCGTTATTTATAATTGCGCTATCATTATTGGGATATTTTGGCATTATTACCTACCTATTTTTATTGTTTTTTTGTCCATTGGGAAAAATGGATATTCTTCTTTTGTGATTATGGATCTCGTTTGAAATTCTGGCATTCTATAATAGATTTCCCCGCCATAGTCTTCATGGAATGTGTAGTTCCTTATCATGTCGTTTCTGTTGTGTATCATGTTTATTGTAATACTCATTACTTTTGGAAATATTCTAATCCCATCTACAAAAAACCCGGCATCCATGTCGATTTCAACATTCAAGTCTTTCAAGAATAATGGGATAGATTTTTTAAACATCTCCCGCCTATCATTCGGATCGGCCATATCACCAGACCCTGGTGCCTCAATCATGCTTGGGATATAAAACATTAATTTTGATGTAAAGTCTTCCATGGACATTTTTTTCGAAAGGGGCCCTCTAGATAACACTTGAGTTCCATCGTTATATTTCTTTAAAAACATTCTCATGAGATGTTGAATTTTACCACAGTTCTTTTTGGCTTCTATAAGGCTCTCCGAGGGTATGTTGAGTTTTAAAGTATACTCTATTGATTCAAAGGTAGCGCCTGTCTGTGCCACTTTGCTAAATATTGAAGAGTTACCGGTGTCAGTTTTTTCAAATTTTGTTGAAACTTTTCTAGAAAAATCCTCTATAAATGGCCGAAACATTACCCATCTTGGAACTCTGGCATATTGATCGCCAGTGTCCACACGCTCTCCTCTGAAATACCAATCGGTACCTATGGGTGTCGAGATATATATGTACGTGCTCATATTTCCGGGTGCCACTCTCTTACCAACATCTGTGGTTGGAGATTGTATGTCATTCATCTTTATGTTGTATAATTTTTCTTCACCTTCCTTCACTTCTCCATTGAGACTTACTTTTAAATCATCCTGTGAATACTCTGTGTTGACGCAAAATGGAAACAACGATGTGTCGTATGTGGAATAATATCCATTCATTTGCAACGGTTGGATGGCTTTTTTATTTTTTAGTGGATGAAACTCATCGAATAGTGACTGGTCTTCATAATTTAAAATCAATGAAAGAGTTAGTGCTTTTGGATATAACTTGCCATCTTTTTGAAAGTGACCTACATCATGAGATGGAGCGTAGCTTACTGTTTCTATGTAGCAAGTAAATCCAACTCGCATCAAATCTTTAAAATCGACTATTCTTTCAGGCAAATATTTTGGACCTGAATTGATCAGGTTTCTGTAATAAACATAAAATAGTGGCGTAGTAATACCTGCTTTTTGAGATACGTTTGCAAAAGTAGTCGATCTAAATGGTGGAGCACCCGGGCTCGCAGACCATTTGCCGCCCATGATGAGCCTTTGTAACTCTTCAATCTTTCCAGCATTCGTCATGGCCTCGTGAGCATCCATAGCTGGAACATCTAGAGTTATTTCAATTGATAGTGTAGAGCCTTTTTCTTGAATAATAGAAAAATTCTTATTTGCTTCACTTTCAATATTGGCTTCTTTTGCTAAGCTAAATTTAAATGAATTAAGGTATGATTTAAACGAAACGATTCTTTCCAAAGGAGCAGATCCGATCACTATTTCTTCAAATAATTCTTTCGAATAATCGTGAGTTTGATTAAAGTCAAACCCATTGGTTTGAACTTCTGACAATTGTATTCTATCGTGTACCCTAGGGTATCTTCTTCCTATCATCCGCTATTACCTACTTTTTCTGCTATACGTGCATCAATGATGCCTGTTAGTTTTTCGTCCATAAAGACAACTTCAATATTGATCTCAGGTAGCTTTATCTCTGGCATGTTGACATCTACTTGAAGCTTTCCTTCACTCATTTGTTTGAGTATGCCTTCCGACCCCATCACCATAGATGTTGCGCCACCTTCAGATCTAACGGCAATAAAACCGTCAAAGTCTAAAGCAGCAAACTCTTTTATGACAGATACAAAACTTGTCATTCCAGTAACAATTTCTGCAATAGTGTCTTTGATTGATATAAAGCTTTCTGCGAAAGATAATAACATACTTACAGGGCTCAATAAGAACGCGGCCATTGTTTTAGCAGCACCACCAGCAGCCCCAAGAGCGCCTGCAAAGTAGTTTGGAAGCTCATATAGCATATCGGAGCCTGGCTTGTGGAAAATGTCCCACAAGAAACCTAAGGCCTTTACAGGCCACTGCAACATGTCTCCAAAAAACTTAGCAGCATTTCCAGCCATCTCAAATCCTGCCGCTACAACTCCGGGCATCATCCAAAGCACTGGTGATCCAGCGAGGTGCAAAATGTCAAAAAAGTCTACAAATGCATCATTTACGTAGTTCAGTGCATCTGCAAAGGGTTTTGTGACTTTCCCTACCGCGTCATATGCCATCCCAAGAACCTTTAGTACACTAATGAGGTTTGCAATAATCATTGATAATACTCGTATTATACCTCCGAAAGCTATAGTTGCTAAGCCTGATTGTCCATAAGATTTCGACACTGAAACAATTGTATCTGCTAAACTTTTGACCAGTAAGGATAGTGTTTCTATGGCTGGTCCCATAGAGTATAGTATGGTTCGCCAAGCATTCGAAATCGCATCTTTCAACGTTACAAAGGATTCTGCCATATTTGCTAATTCTTTTTGAGGATTCGCTACGTCATTCGCTGTGCCATTGATGTATTTTCTATATTCTGATTGTTCCATGTTCAATAATCTTTGCGCTTCTGCTACATCCTTAAGACCCATTGCTTCTGCAATGTGTCTTTTTGTAAATTTATCCAAAGAATCAAAGTTGGATCCAACGGAGAGACTGACTTGTTCTTTGATCATTGTAATTCTTTCGCTATCTGTGGCATTTAATAGCTCTAGAGACGAGAGTTGGGTTCCTAGGACAGCGTTTAGCTGTGCAGCTGATTCTGCTGCCTTGTCAAAGGAATCATATTGCTGAGAAATGTTCAACAAAGTATTCATTTCAAGCCCTGTTGATTTTATTTGAGCTTCTAGTTCCTTAAACACTTTAATGTTGTCATTTCCATACATAGCAAGTCTACCAGATGCACCAGAAAAATCGGATACCATTTTTTTAGAAGTTACTCCCATTTCTTTTCCTAGAAGGGCTAAATTGGCTGTCATGTCAGCTGATGCCTGCTCGGACATTCCCATCGCACGAGAGAAGTGATCCATTAACTTGACCGATTCAGACGATGATACGCCCAACTTTGACAAAAGCGAAACAGTAGTCATCAAACTCGAGTTCACTGCTGCATTTTTTTGATCATATTTACTAAAACCATTGGCTAGTGAAATCGCCGCGTCTTGTAGTTCTTTCATTCCAACTCCAGCAGCGACTGTTGCCATTTGTGCATCAACGATTTGTTCGTGGAACTCATTTGCAAACCCAGTTGCTTTACCGATTGCTTTTGAAGTGGTGTCGACCTCATCTGCTAATTTAAACATAGCTTTCATCAATCTATAAATAACGTAGACAACGGCTGCAATCGCCAGGACAACTCCCAGGATCACCGCGGCACCAAGTATTGCACCACCTCCGAAAAAACCTCCAACCGTAGTGGCTAGAGACCCAAGGCCTCCCACTAGAGAAGTAATTAATCTACCAACACCAGGAATTTTCTGTGCAACTTTATAAAATTTTTGCATTTTTTCAATTGTCTGAGGCATATTTTTGCCCAAATCAACTACCTTCTTAAAGGCTTTAAAGTACTTCCCTATACCAGGAAGGTCTCCTAGGAAATCAACCTTGCTCATAGCTTCGCCAAGCTTCTCAAAGGTTCCAACATTGATCGAACCACCCATGGCTTTTGATTTCTCAGACATGTTACCAAAAACTCCACCTAATCGTCCTCCAACTTGAGAAACGCCGGCCATTTCATCGCCGAGGCTGTTGAAGAAGCTCTTAAGTGCATTCATTGATTCTGATGTGTCTTCGATTGATTTTCGTTGCTTTTCAAAGCTTTGCTCTGAATCTATTCCATATTTTTCATTTAATTTTAGAAGATTTTCAATCGCCGTTTCAACTTCTTTGAGCTTATCTATCTGTTTGTCGTATCCGCGTCGTTCCTTCTTTAGGGCATTAATTTTATCTTCTTTTTGTTTCTTGCTGCCTTTGCTTTTTTCAATTTTTTCTATTTTTCTTGTTAAAGCCTGAGATTTCGTTTCTAGAGCGTCTTGATTTTTTGCATTTTCAACTCTCTGGTTTGCTAGATCTTGCTCGGCAACACCTAAGTCGGATAAAACCTTTTGCATCTCCTTCTGTGTCTTAAGGGTCTTTTGAAGTAATTCTAAATTTTCAGCTAATTTTGCTTTGTTTGCGCCGATTTTTGGATCTTCAGCTGATCCACCGTTGGTTCCTTCATCGTTTGCCATTTTATTGCCCTCATTTTATAACATAATTAGTTTTCAAACAAAAATGCTCAGCAATTGCTGAGCATTGTTAGAATTCTACTTCTTTGATTGTTTTGCTTGGTCTTCGTATTCCTTGATGGTTCTTTTGAGCCACCAATCTCGAAGTCCGATAGGCAGATTATACAATTCAAACAACGACCAACCTCCATAATGTTTTAGTATGAAGAACGATTCATATATTTGCTCCATATACTCAGGAGTCAGGCCAAAAAAAGTCAGTCCCGAATGGAACTGTCATGACCTCCTCGTGGTCACAATGACGACACGTAAAGGATTGCTCTAGGACTACATCCGGCGATATTGATTTAAAAGCATCTCTTAACATTTTAGATTCCTTTGCAATCATGTTGTCGACTACATAATTCAGAGTAGATTGGTCTTCGTAGCCATTGAATGACACTACAAATCTCTTCATTTGTTGAGTAACCATTTCTTCTTCTGATTTTTTAGACTTGTCTTTAGCAGTAATTTGGATCTCATCCATCACAATCATTGGTCTAATTCTTGCTGTGATTTTTGACACTGGTAGATTTAACATAAATGTTCCATCTTCATTGTCAGTCATGTTTAATTTTTCTAAATCATCTCCATGAAATGTTTCATGGTCAGATAGATCAAAAGTAAACTTTGAAACTGTTTCGCAGTTCGGACACTTCACTTTTGTTTTATAATCTTCGCCATATGCAGATGCTCTTGCATAGATTAAGATTGCATTTCTGTCACCAATCAATAGCGATCTAGAATCAACTGAGTTGTCCTTGATTACATTTGAAATCAGACGGTCAATGGCCAATCCTTTTTTCAAAAGAGACCTGTTTGTCAAGATGTCTTCATCTTTGGCTGTCATATATTTAATCTCAATTGAATCTTTTCCGGAAAGTGGATGTCCCTCTGGGTATCTTCCTTTCGATGGTAGGCTCACAAATTGCGTTGGCGTTACAAAATCCATAGGATTTGCCATTTGTGGCGCGTCTTCGGTTGAAGCTGGTGTATGTCCCTTCAGCAACCTGTCTTCATTATTTCTTCTCATTTAAACCTCTTGTTTTAATTAGTTTGATTTGGTACGGGCGTATTCGCTACGATTTTATTATCGTTGAACATTTGAGCCCAATCGTATGTTATATCCATTTGGTATTCAACTAGTGCATCATCTCCATACGACAAGTCTCCCCACGACATTTTAGTTATGATGGGGTTAAATAGATGCCAAGTTTCTGAACTTTGAAGGCGGTTATTTAACATACCCTCTGGTTTCAGTTGGTGAATACGTATAACGTCTCCTTCAAACGCATTAGCAGTCATTCCGTTTTTTGATGGAGAATATTGACCGCTGGTAGATGCATTTATTTCTATGTTCGGAGGAGTATATCCGGAACGTGTCAGTGTATCCCAGAATATTGTACTTGTCATTCTGTCGTCACTAAACGCAAACGTTCCTCCATCTACAAAAGTAAGACTGATTGGTTCCCACTTTGCTATTCCTGGATAAGAATAATGATGGTTGATCATTCTGTAAGTCTTGGGCTCAATGCTCACCGTTGGCTTAGTGCAAGATGATATGGCGAGAAGTCTTCCCTTTCCGCCGAATTCAACAATAAATCTTGATTTCATCTTAGGATGAAACCCTCCTGCTTTACCGCCGAGGTCTGTTCCCCACCATGTCATCTCTACTCCAACTTTTTACTACTATTTTTTTGGATCATATCCAAAGTTTCCTTCTCCACCACCTTCGGTGATGGCTTCTCCAAGCCCGTAAAATTTAGCCCAGTCGTAAGTAATTCCCAAGGTAATCTCAGATAGACCCTCGTCTTCATAAGAAAGGTCTCCACCAAACTCAACTTTGTTAATGAATGGGTTGTGTAGTACCCAAGTCTCAATTGCGGCGCCTTCAGCGTCAAGTTGTTGAATTGTAAAAGATTCTATAGCATCAACAGAAGTGTTTTTGCTAATGGTCCTCAATTCGTCACTCGACGTCGGAAATCTATATCCAGCATTCTGAATCATGGTCAATGTCTTTCTGGCAACATCAGGGCTAGCTGGGTCAACCAAAGTTAAATTGATGTCGTCCCAAGTAACTGATCCCGGGAACTTAAATTTATGTCCCAAGTAGTTGTGAGTTGTGTCAGCACTGATTGAAAATGATGGCTTGGTTACACTTTTTGCATACCAAATGATACCACCTTCTTGTAGCCCTCCAATGGTCACTCTCCATCTAAATTTTCTTTTTGGATCTTTGGCATCTGTAGATCCAAGATCTGTTCCCCAAAAGCTCATAATATTATCTCCTATTATTTTAAATTAATTAGTCCGTTATACGAAATCTGCACCTGTATTTGTTACAACAAAATCTACAACGATATACTCAATAGCGCGAGCTGGCTTGATATAGATCTTTGCATACATGATGTTTCTATCTACCAAGTCTGCTGTTGTTGTTGTTTCGTCCAAGATGATTCGGTAGTCGGACAAACCAAATTTTGCTTTCGTATCTGACATAACAGGATTGACTTCAGACAAAAATCTTGCCCAAGTTGAATCAACATTCTGATCAAAAAGAAGATTTCTGGCAACCTCTGAAACTCTCGCTTTGAGAAACAAGACCAATCGTCGCACATTGATGCGATCCAAAGCAGAATCTCCAGCTTGAAGAGTTTTTTGCCCAAAGATCACAACGCCTTCTGCAGGGAAAGTCGCGATTGGATTGATGTTTACTTCATATAAGTCATCTCTCTCTCTGGAATCAAGTCTTTGTCTTGCTTGCAATACTTTAGGACCTCTAGAGCCTCCAAGAGAGCCTAATCCGCCACGGTTAAACCCAGCAGGGGCAAACCATAGCTCGGATTGCGCTTGTGACCTTCCGATGGCTCCTAGGGCTGCTACCGAAGGTGGTGCCCAAAGAAGCTGTGAGCCATTCAAATTATCTGAAAGCTGTACCCAAGGATAAAATGCACACGCGAAAGAA